GTAATTTTTTCAATTCTGCCTCTATTCTTTGATTTTTTACCTACTATAATATCATTTTCTTTTATGTTAAATTAACCAATAACTTTAATCATACTATCTTGGAAATTTTCTACAACTGTTAAATCTCTTTCGAAGTTATTAACTAATAATTTTTCACCAACTGTAAATAAAGATCTCTCAAGATTGAGTTTGAAAGTGGGATATACATCTGCATTTGTAATCACACCAAATGATGATTGAATAGTTTGAGCAAGTCCCACATTTGTTGTATATTGTGAAACATCAACTGTAATTTTATCAAAAACTCCTGATGTATCATAGTTTGTTACAGGTAAGAGATTAAACCCATAATCTGATGAATTAAATCCAGATCCAGCAGTTCCTACTCTTACAATACCCTCAACAAATACAGAATCACCTGATTTAAATGGATTTACAGGATAACCACCTGCTGGTTTTGTAATTGATACAACATAAGTTGATACACCTGCAGTTGCATCTATTTTTTGAATACTAATTCCATTTGTATTATTTGTTGAAACTAACTTTACTTCTCCCTTCGATAATCCTGAGGGTGAAGATATTACATCTACACTCTCAATCGATGAACCACTTAGATTTGCACTCAGTAAACCATCTACTGACTGTCCATTATCAGTATCAATTGCAAGTAGATCTGGAGATTTAGTAAATCCACTACCTCCGTCAATTATTTCTACACTGGATATAACATCTGCTCCAGTTAATTCAATAAATTTTGGTATAAGTGCTTCAGGTTGTAGTGTTTTATCTGATGAATATTCAAATCCTTCATTTATAATTCTGGTCTTCTTAATATTACCAATCGTTGTTGATCTCGGAATTATTATTGCATCTTGAGTAGTTGTAGTTCCCACACCAACAAATGATGGTAGTTTTTTGTAATTAAAACCTCCAGAAACTAAATCTACCGAATTGATTGATCCCGTAGCAAGTCCTGATGTTGTGCTATATTCAAGAAAATCACATTGTGTTGAGGTATAAAATGTTCTTTCAGGAACATTGTTTACATCAATTGTAAACGAACTCACTCCAACATTTGAAACTGTATATTTTCCATCAAAAACACTATCGATATATTCAATTTCAGAATAATTTTTAACATCTACGTCTGCTGTAAGAGCAATTCCAACTTTTTCAAGATTATAATATAATTTTTCAGGTAAACTTACTCCGTAACCAATAGTGAATTTAGAATTAGTCGTTCCTTCAGTGACTATACCTACCGGAGTGTTAAATCCTGTAGTTGATGATGTTGAAACGAACTCATTTTCAAATTTATTATCATAATAAACTTTAAATTTATGATTTGATAGTGAAACATCTGATAAATTAAACACTAAATCATTATTTTTGATTGATTTAAGTGAGGGATTGACTTTTGATAATCGATGAACTGTAGTAATTCCTGCAGCAGCAGTAATATCAATTTCTTTTGGTGGATTACTGATAGCATTTTGATATGTTTGACATAATTTAAATGTATTATCATCAATTACACTTACATAATATGAACTATTTCCAAGACCTACAGCATAATGAGTTGAATAGTAAATGATTTTATCACCAGTTGTTAAATTATGATTTTTAAGTGTAATTTCATTTGATCCAGTTGTATCATTAAACAACTTAATGCCTGTTGTAAGACCTTCTACGGGGTCGATAAGTATTTTATTTGTGGTTGTATCCCTTTTTATGTTTACCTCTGTTAGAGTCCCGATACCAGCACTTATATTGGGTTTTACAGTAAGGGTTATGTTATCACCATCTTTTAAATTATGATTATTTGATGCTAACGAAACAGTAGTCTTGACATTTGATAAATTTATTTTTTCTTGTACAAAATTACTTTCAAAGAAGTAAAGATCACTATTAATATTTCCATCACCACCAACAGTTCCTCTAAAGAATACCTCCTCAAACTGATTACCATTATGATCTGTTCCAATACCGGTCTTAATACCTATAACATTTGAATTTTTCCTAACAGCAAAAACTTCTGAAGGAAGAGTCATAGTTGCTCCGGTAGGAGATGTTGAGATTGATATGTTTGTTGAAGTTGCAGTGGGTAAATTGACACTAATTTTTTGATTTGTCCTAAATGGATGATTCTCTAAGTAAATTCCTTGTTGAGGTATATTGTTTGTTCTTGATTCATCTCCGAATCCATAAGTTACACTTGTCGTGATACCTGCAACAGTTCCAAATCCAACTGTTTTTGTTGGATTAAAGAAGAACTTATCATTTACTTTTGAATTAAAATCTGGAATTGATTTATTAATTGTAAATGAATCAGGAATTATGTAAAGAGGTGTTGATGCAGTATGAGCAATTGCTGGTAAACTTCTTTGAACTGTTAGAATCTTATCACCAGCATATATGTTTAATATTTTTAAAGTTTCAGTACCAATTCCAATACTATTACCTACAGATACGTTTTCAGGTAATTTAGAAATATAAATTTCAGTTGTCGCTGTTCCAGCAGATATAGTTGATATCGAAACTGCAGTTAGAGATGAAACACCAACAGTATATGTACTATTTACTGCTGTTAATGATGATGTTAATCCTGATATAATTACTTGATCTTTATTATTTAAATTATGATTATCAGGAGGTGTAATTTTTAAAGTTTTATTATCTAACTTTGTTATGACAGAGTTATTGTATGTAAGAACATCAGATGTTACTGAATTGATACCAACACCTTTTACAGATTTAACTCTTGAAATAATACCTCCACCTTCTGTATCTGTACTATCAAAATCTAATACCTCACCAACTTTATGATTTGTACCACCATTTATTATTTGTAAACTTTCAACACTTCCACCTTCAACAGTTTGTATTTCTGAAAGTTGAGTTGTGACTTCATGCGTTTCAGTTAAAGAATCTGTGCCAGCATTTGGATCGGAAACTTTATATGGAAATGTGTTTCTTCTTAATTCAGAATTATCAAAGTCAAATGATTGATTAATTATAAAGTTATCAGATTCAACTTTTGATCTAAACTTATTACCTATAAAGTATGGAAATGTTGAAATTCCTGCATTATTAATGGTTGCATGATAAGCATAAACTCCTTTAGGATAATCATTATTAATCTCATATCTTCCGTTATGTTCATCTAAATCTCCATCACCTGTGTATTGGAAATCTTCAATAAAAAATCCATCAGGAAATATGCTTGTTTCTGGTCTATTTTCAACAGCACTTGAATTTAATGTATAACTTGATCGAAGTAATTTTATGTCATCTGTTTTTTTCTCAGGATCAGAAAATCCATAAGGACCATAGATTGGATTACCATCATAAGCCCAACCAATAATTGATGAAACATCAGATCCATCATCCTGAAAAGGTGATGTTGAATATCCACATACAACATTTTGTAGACTTCCTAAATGTTCTTCAAGGCAACTTTGTCTTTTGCCATACTTTTCATTATTATTAACACTTAAAGATCTTACATTTACTGATAATACTCCATTCTTTCCTGCAGGTATAACTCGAACAGCAGTTGAATCTGCAGAGTAACCGATACCCGATCTTATTATGACAACATCACTAATTTTACCATTTAACTCTCCTGTGCTTGTTTTTCCAAGAACTGCTTTTAATCTTGCACCATTACCTAAACCTGTTGTATCAATAACCTCTAAAGTAGGAGTTGAAAAATAATCAGTTCCTGCTGCAGCAACAGATACTGATGATATTCCTGTAGTTGATGCATCAATAGTAATTTTAACCTCTGCGTTATTACCATTTTTTATTTTAATATTTGGTTTTTTCTCAAAATTTAAGGTTTGAGATCCATATCCTGTTCCTTTGTTTATTAATAAAAGATCGTCAATTTCTCCCCTAACAACTGGAGTTATTTCAAGTTCTCCACTAATTGTCGCAGTGGTTTTTATACCAGCATCACCAACTGGAATATATTCAATACTTGCTTTTATATCAGGGTATTTAAATGTTTGAGTACCGATACCTGCTGTTGTGAAACTTACAAAATTACTTTGTTCAAAATTAGTTGAATCTGTTCCACCAAGACCTGCATTTGCCAGTCCAAATTTATTTTCATTTATTTTTAGAATCTTATATTGTAGATTTGTATCTAAACCATCTATAACAGTTCCTGTAGTCGAATAGACAATATTATCTCCATCACTAAAACCATGATTTTCAAATGTAATTGAGTTGAAGAATGTAGATATACCTGCAGTTGATATACTTAATGTTCGATTTGAATAATTACTTCCACTGTTTAATATTTTTAAATCTAAAATTGTGTCTTGTGGACTTCCTACAATCAGTTTTTGTGTTCCATTTCTTTCACTAAGTTCGATTGGATTAATTCCTGATCTAGCATCTAATTCAGTTAAATGCAATTTTACTGTTTTAGTATTAGGAAGAGATGCAAAATATGTTTCATTTGACACTAGTGTTAACGAATTTGTACCAATTCCTGTACCGTTCTGAGAATTGTAAATTACTGATTCCCCTACCTTAAGGTTATGAGGATCTGCAAAAGTTATTGTATTATCAGTAGCACTTACACCAATACCAGTTGATGTATTAATACCAGATGCACTAAATTTTAATTCTCTTGATCTTTTTCCAATTACAGGAGCAATCACAGCACCAGATCCATTTCCACCAGTAATACCAATTGATACAACTTTTGCAATGTCAAGTTCTTGTTGATCAATAAAAGCATCAACTAAACTTCCCTTAATCACAGGTTGTATAACTGCACCAGAACCACTACCAGTTGAAATACCTATCTGTGGTGGATTAATTACGTCATAATCAGTTCCTGATGATATTATATTAACTTTACTTAAAGGACCGAAAAATACCTTATCATCCGATTTATAATTAAATATTTCTACACCATTTATCAAAATACCTGTTGTTCCTGATATTGTCTCGTCTACTGCACCATTTCTTAAATTTGGAGTTAAAGGAAATTTCTTTAATAATTTACGAGGTTTAATTAAATTTGATCTTTGTGAGAATAATGTAAATGAATGTACATCACCAGCAACAGGTTCACCAAATTCAACTGCAGTTCCACTACCAATAAATGATCTTGAAGAATACAATTTAATTAATTGAGCACTATCATCGAATATTTCAATGTAATATAACCCAGTATTTAAACCATCCAATTCAGTGCCTGAGGATTGATAAAATATCGCATCTCCAGTTCTTAATATCTTAACAAGATCAGTTTCGTTTACCTTAATCTGCGAATATAATTTAGTCGTTGCATCTTGATTTTCAACACTACTTAAAGTTAATTTATTAATTTTAGTATTGACATTTTCAAAGAATTTAGTATTTGGTATATTTGAATTTGCAGCAGAGGGTAATGAGTTTGATGCTGCATATCCACTCTCTTTATCAAAGTAAATATTACTTATATCTGATGAAATATCACCATCAATCGGAACAAAATTACTTGATGCTTTGTTTAATTTTTTTCTTAATTTGTAATCAAACGCAGTATTAATTCCTGCAAAATTACCAAGTGTTACACTTTTTGAACCTTTAATAATTTCTCCTTGAACATAGGGTGTATTACTTGTTGCTGTTGGTAAAACTACTATGCTTGGATCACCTATTTTGACGAACTCTACAAAATCTCCTTTTTTAAGACTTGATCTATCTAATTCACTTTTAACATTGATTATTGATCCATTAATACTTTCAACATCATATGACGCTGTTGTATTATAAATCCATGAGTTTGCAAAAACCTCTTTTGTAGTCTTTGTGTCAGGATTTTTAATATTTTGACCAATATTTTTTATTTTTATAATATCTCCCTCTGATACATTTACACTCTCCGAGAGTTGTCTAAAATCTGATAAAATTCCTGTAATTCTAAATTCAACTATCTTTTCCTCATCACCATCTTCAAAACCAAAGTAAATTTCATCAGAATAAATGTTTGATGTAGGAAGTATTGATGAAGTAATTCCTGTGCAACCTAAAAACTGATTTACCGTTTTGTCTGTATAAGATATAGTATTAATACCTGAGATAATATTACCAGATGGGTTAAATCCAATTGTGGAGTCAACAGATATTGTTGATGATCCAACTGATACAGATTCTACAGTTTTAGTATTTGCTGTAATTTCAAAATTACCTTCAACTAATGATGTACCATCATATCCAATGAACAATGAGAACTTAAAATATCGTTTATTGTTTCTAAAAAATGATTCAACTTCTGAAACTGAAGCTGAAGTTTGTGGATCATTTAGTTTCTCAATTTTTTTGATTGTTTGTCCGACTAATCCTATAGGATTACCTCTAAGAACTTCAGCTATGACAACTTCTCTTCTTAAATATTGTGCAACAGATGGTTTAATTAGTAATTCTTCTAAATTAATAATTTTTGGATCAACACCATACAAAACTCGGAATAAAGTTTCAAGTGCAGCATCTGTTCCCTTTGTTTCATAGAAAGATTTAATTTCTTTTAGAAAATTACCAACCTTGAGATTTTTATCAAAATTTAATTGTTCAAAACCAGGTGCAAATGTTAATTTAAATTTATTGTAAAACTCTTTTAAAAATAATGTGCTTAAATTTTGTATACTCGCACCGGCAGTGTGCACACCTGCGTTTGAAGTTGAAAATACTAATTCTTCTTGATTTAAATCTGCATGATAACTTGTAATACCACTAAATCCACGAGTCAGTCCTGTAAATGTATTTGTTGTTAAACCTGTATAAGTTAAGATTTCATTATCAATTTTGAGTAAACCATACTTATTTGGAAATCCCTTCGTGCTCGAAACAGTTACTACATCTTCTTCTTGTGTTCCAATACCAACAGATAAAGAGGTTGTGTCGGTTACAACCTCTGGAGTTAGATTATCGAGATCAAGATACTGATCTAAATTTTCTGCAATATCAACTACACCACCTTGATATTCTTGTGAAATATAATATTGCTTTAAAAAATCGACAGTCTTCGGTGCCTCTTCCAAAATAAAGTTTGGAAGTTGGGATGAGACAATATCTTGAACTTTTACTCTTGCATCAATACCTGTTTGTATCATATTATTCTCTTATTAATTTACCGTTTGAATAACTTGATGTATATGAATCTCTGATGAATTGTGTACCAGATACTTCATCACCTGAGGTAATAGAATCTCTCAACATATTTATGGTGCTTTTTGAAACACTTAAACTCAAATATAAATCTCTTAATCCTACAACATCATTTGATTCTGGGAATGCTTGAATCTCAATAATACCATTATCTTTTTCAGTACCTGTAATATTCACAGTTGTTAATTTAACTTCACCATGAATATAATCAACAACACCTGCAGATTTACTTACAACACGTATTTGTTGGTTATTAATTTCTTTTACAATTGCAAGTGTACCTGTCACTCCATCAGCATTTGGTGTATCAGTAAGATAAACCATTGAAGATTCACCACTTACAAAGAATCCTGTAGATTTAATATTTCTACCACTTGGTTCAGCATGGAATTGATTACCAAAACATAATTCATACTGTGCAGACTGATTCAGTGCAACCTTAAGATCTCTTCGAATTCGAACCTTTGTAATATTACTTGTAATTGCAGTATCAGTATTGTCAATGACTTGAAGTGATTTACTATACTTGAATCTACCACCAAACTGATTGAAGTTAACAGATTTGGAATATTGAGTTAATGAATTGATCACTTTTGTCTTAAGTGTCTCTTCAGTTGAGATTTGAGAGAAATTATAGTAAACTGAAACATCAAGTTCGATATAAAGTATTTTCAAGTCTACAATTTTTTGATTGATTCCTGAAACTGTGTATTTTTTTAGTTGAGATAGTATTCTGGATTTTGTAAAATCTGAAATATATGTTGCATTTTTAGGTTTGACACTAATTTGAACTGTTCCAAACTCAGGAGGATCCAACTCTTCCCCACCTACGACTGATACAGTGTCTGTTTCTGGAAAAATATTTTTGATTATCGATTCATAATCATTTGCGGTTACAGCACGATTCTGAGATGAGTATCTCTTTGGTGAATAATATTTAATTGAATCTATATCTTCAATACTACCACCACCTTGTGACTTCTGTATTGTTGTCACATTTGGTGTTTCAATTACCGATACTAAACTATCTGTAGTGGGATTTACAATATTACCTGAGAATGAAAATGATTTAGCACCATTACCACTTTCTCCATCTGTAACAAGATAATTTGCAGTTATAATTACACCATCATCACCAATACCTGATCCCAATTTTTTACCTATTAAACCATCTCCAAATCGAATTTCATACTTTTCATCTTTAATTTCCTGTAAAAAGAAGACTCTTGAAGTTTCATTTATACTATTTAATGAATCAGAAACAAAATATTCAACTCCTAAACCAGAGGTATCTTCATTTTTTTTAACATACACATGAAGAGTTGAAGTATCTATTGATGGATTATCTAATATAAATTTCTGATCTAATGAATTATCAAACTTAAACTGTTTTGTAATGAATGTTCCCTGTTTGATTGGTAAATTTTCAAAATTTGCAACAAAATTTGGGTTTGATGTATCTCCTTCATTCACAACCTGTTTAGTCACATTCTCTGAAATTGAAAAAGTATATGAACTGTCATTTACAGATCCAACACAAACCAATCCTCTTCTTAATTCAATCGTATCTGGTGGATTACTTGAGGATACCTTAAGTTTAAACGCTACCTCTGCCCTTGCAGCAGTCTTTGAGCGTGGTGTATACCCAATATTACGTGCAAGTGAAACAACATTCTCACGAAGTGTTGCAGAGTCTAAGAAAGACTCATTCACAATCATATTTGAGTTAAATGCAGTAATGTAAGTATTATAGGCAAGTGTATCAATTAATACAGAAAAGTTTGACCCATCAAAGTCGAAACCATCAAAATCACTGTTCGAACGGAGGTAATCTTTGATTTGTGTTCTGATTTGATCAAAATCTAAATTTGTAAACTTTGTTATTGGCATTTTATCTGGTTGCTTCTAGTATAAAGGAAAATTCTTGTGTTGGAAATTCTTGACCTATGATGTCAAAAATTACAGTTACCTCAAAATTGTTATCATCTGGTCTTGGATCAACTTCAACTCTCACATTATCAATTCTTGGTTCAAAATTTTTAAGTGAAGTCTTGATTTGATCTTGTATAATCGCTGCAGTACCAAAATCTACAAAGTCAAAGAGACTACGATATACATCAGATCCAAATAATGGATTAAAAAACTTCTCAGTTGGTATAGTTTCAACAATATTTTTCACAGATCTTGCAATAGCACGTTCATTTTTGAGAGCAGGTAGATCATTTGTCACAGGATGTGGGTTCTCAAAGTCCAAACTAATGTCTTTGAATGATCTTGATATCCTTGTGATTGCCATTTTATACAGTTTTTATTTATTTATGACTCTTTTAACAATTCTTTTTGATCTTTTTCTTCTTCATGAAGAGATTCGCCTTCATCATACATCAATTCCTTCAAAATTTTTTGATTAGACTTGTTTTTAGAAGTATTTTCAGTCATTTTTTTGTAATTATCAATTATTTAGACATGTTTCCATAAAAAAAATCGTTGAAAATTGACATCTTTCAAAAAATGCCAAAAAATCAACGATTTTGAGTGATTAACCTAACTCTGGTTCAATATTTATCTCTATATTTCCTATACTTGCGGTATTTATGTCTACATTTCCCGTGCTTGCAGTATTTCCGACTCCAACATCACCAAATGACTCATCATCATTTCTTTCTTTTGCTGTTTTCCAGAAATAATTCTCTTCTGAACCCAATCCATCACGATCATGACCGTTTTCCACCTGATAATACACTGTTGAAACCTTAAAATCAGGAATCTTAGGTGTCTCAGGAGTGATACTGTTGTCATATATCCTCATTCTGTTGTTCGGATAGAGACAAAACTGCCCATTATCAAGTTCCAGTAGGTTATGAGACTTATGTTCAGCAGGTTGTTCACTTGTTGAGTAGTCAATTGCATCAACATCTTGATGATAATTGTCTAAAGTACAGATATAAGTACCTGTTTGAGTGCCAAAATCACGAGTATACACCTCATAATGCATACTTCCGATGAATTGTTTCTGTACTGCAACGACTCCATA